GCAGTAGCAGAAGACGTTCCTGCCGAGACTCTGGAAAAAGCAGCCGAAGTATCAGAAGATAAGGTTGATGAACCTGATTTTGCGAAGATGTTAGGCGATCTAAAAGGCTTTTTCTCAGAAACTCTAAACAAGGCATCTGAAGCAAATGCAGCACAAGTAACAACAATCCAATCGACTGTTGAAGCTTTCAGCAAGAGCGTAGATGCTAGAATTTCAGAGTTGGCAGAACAACACACAGCACTTTCAAGCGCTGTAAATAACATCAAGAGCACGATTGATGGTGTACAAAAGCGTGTCGACGCAGTAGAATCAGAGACTGCAATTAAGAAGTCTTCAGATCTTGGCCGATTTGAAGAAGCAACAACAATCAAAAAATCTAAATGGAACGGTTCTTTCCTCGGTTCCGTAAACGAAATATTCAACTAAGGTAGGTATAAAAATGAGCAATGAAACATTAGAAAAGGCCGTAGCAGCTGGTACTCAGGTATCAACAGGATTCGGTTCAACAACTGGTGGAACAGGAGTACACGTAGGGTCTGAACTAGGCAACGGTGGACTTCTTAACCCAGAACAGTCTGCTCGCTTCCTTGATTATATGTTCGACGCAACCGTTATCGGTAAGGTCGCACGTACAGTTCGTATGAAGTCAGACACAGCCGAGATTGACCGTATGTCCGTTGGTGAGAAGCTTATGAAGCTTGCATCAGAGGCAGACAACACCGCAATAAACAGTGGTGTAACTTTCTCAAAAATCTCTTTAACAACAAAGAAACTCCGCATGGACTGGGAGCTTTCAACAGAGTCTCTAGAAGATAACATCGAAGGTGCAGATCTAGAAGATCACATTGCACGTTTGATGGCGACACAAGCAGGAAATGACATCGAAGATGTTCTTCTTAACGGTGACACATCTCTAACAGGAGACGCTCTTTACAAGTCATTCGATGGCGTTGTAAAGAAGGCAAAGGCAAATGGCCGTGTCGTAGACGCAGCAGGAGCCGCAGTATCACGTGAAGTATTCAACAAGGCACTTAAGGCTATGCCACGTAAGTACAAGCAACGTCGTGGAGACCTTCGCTTCCTTGCTGGATCAAACTTGATTCAGGATTTCCTATATGCTAACAGCATTGGAACAAACCAAACAATTCCACAAGATATCGCTTCAAGCGTAATCCGTGGTGGAGTTGCACCACTAGGTGGACCAGCAGGATATGTGGCACCATTCGCATTCGGTATTCCGATTGTTGAAGTTCCACTACTTAATGAGACACAGACTGGTACATACGCAACACCAACAGGTTCACATGGAGATATCCACTTGACATTCCCAAATAACGTAGTTATTGGTATCAAGCGTGATGTAACCGTTTACCGTTTCTTCCAGCCACGTAAGGACACAATTGAGTACACAATGTATACTCGTGTTGGCGTTCAAATCGAGCAGGCAGACGCTTGGGTAGTTGTAAAGAACGTTAAGGTTGCTTCTTAATTAATTTAAGATAAAACCCTCGAAAGGCCCCTAATTAATTTTAGGGGCTTTTCATTTTAATTTATCAATGCTATAATTGAAGAACCTAACAAAGGAGAAATATATGTCATTTGAGACATTGAAGGTCGCAGAACTCAGAAAAATTGCAGAGGACTTTGCAGTTGATACTGATGGTATTAAAAGTAAGACAGATATCGTAGCCGCCCTTGCGGAAGAGGGAGTCACTTGGTCTGTTTATCAAAAAACTATTAAAGATATGGAAGACGCAACAGATGAATTTAACGAAGACGCAGAAGAGATTCTTCCTAGATTTAACCTAGATGCTCAGCCAGAAGATACAGTTCTAGTTAGAATGACTAGAGAAAACTTCAGATACGATATCATTGGATTTACATTTACAAAAGAGCACCCTTTTATTGCAATGACAGAAGAAAATGCTCAAGAAATTTTTGATAAGGAGGAGGGCTTTAGATTAGCAACTCCAAAGGAAGTTCAGGAGTATTACAACTAATCTAAGCTTATAAAATGGCAGAGATATATGTAAACAGCAATTCACCAATCAGAACGAAGATCTACTGGGAGGGTGAATTAGCATCACCTACAGGCAACGTAACCGCAAAGGTTTATGACATTACTCAAAACCCTGCCAACGTTATATCTTCTACCAATTTATTACTTACCTTAACTGGAACAGCTGTTGAAACAGATGTCGGCACATATCAAGTCGTGCTTCCATTTTCTTATTCAGGGTATCCCAGAAAACTAAAACTTGTCTGGGAATACACCATAGCTCCATCAAAGATAGGAACTCATACAACTTATGTAAATGTTGTAACTCCATATATTTCTATCAATGAGCAAATAGATGAATTGAACTTTGGGTCGGATCCAAGTGATCCTAACTATAAGACATACGCAGATCTTCAGATGGCTGAACGATATGCAAGAAAGATAGTTGAAGACTACACAGGACAAGAGTTCTACTTATATCCAGATACTAAGATTATCTACGGAGACGAATCAGATACCCTTCCATTATCATCTAAGTTAAATCGGATTTATCAAATCTATTCTAATGATATCTTGTTAGTGGATAATCTATCTACTCCAAAGGTAAATAACTGGCTATATGACCCAATCGTTTCAGAGACAGGTTTTGGAATAAGAGTTAATAGAGTAAACCTTTTAGACAATTCAGTATATGTCGCAAACGGTCTAGTTCCTCCAACAATTAATGACACATACAATGGAGTCTTTTCTAAGAATGTTAAGTACAAGATTGTTGGCGAATTTGGATGGGACCTAGTTCCTGCTCAAGTACAGATGGCAACAGTTGAACTAATGAAAGACTATTTCTCAAAGGACAAGGTCTGGAGAAACAAGTACATTAAGTCTATTAAGACATTTGACTGGAGTTTTGAATATAACAGATCAGCGTCAACAGGAACAGGTAATCTATATGCAGATCAATTGCTTGCTCCACATGTTATATCTCAAATGGTCCTTATCTAATGTATGATCTTGTCGACTCCGTTCTTCCAATGCTTATTGATATATATAGGCAATTTGAAACACAGGACCCAGCGACTGGATCTTTAAAGAAAGAGTGGCAATTTAATAGAACTATTGCATGCAGTGCAAAAGGAACTATTAGTAATTCTACAGCCAATAGATCTGGAGACAAGCAGACCTTTTCAAACAAATATGTTAATGAGCAGATGATTCAAATAAGAACTACATCCAAGTTAGTATTTAACGAAAAGGTTACAAACATTAGAAATTTAGACGGAACTGTTATTTGGGAAGAGATTAACTTTCCAAGCAACACGCCAACAGTATTTGAAGTAATGGGAGTTACTCCAATTACAGAACCGATGGGCGGAATTATTGGTTACAATACAACCGTTAAAAGATCGGAGAACCAGGTAATTGGACAGTAGCGTAGCACTATTACAAACCGCCAGTGGTCTAGAAAGATTAATGGCAGGGTCAGCTCCAGGAGTAATAAGAGATAGCACAGTAGCACAGATATCTGCATTCTTGTATTATGAAGCAGCGGTTCTTTCTAAGTTAACATCTAATGCTGAGTTTAAGAATTTATTTAAAACAACGATATTCAATCAAATAGAAAAAGACTTTGGCCAATATGTGGATGCCCAAGCAAGAACAAAGCCCAGAAGCCTGCACCATGTATATGAATGGAACAAGACTGGAAATCCTGCATTTAGATTATTTGATTTATATTTAATAGACACAGGCGGACTTTCATTTAGAATAGGCCGTAATTTTAAATTATCTAAATCAGCCGTGCCATCTAAAAATAAAAAACAAAAGAGAAAATATGTATTTGCAAACAAGGCTTCTGTAATGGAAGAAGGAATGCCCATAGTAATTCGTCCAAAGTCCGCAGAGCGCTTAGTATTTGAATTAGATGGCTCAACAGTCTTTATGCCTAAAGGTACCTCTGTGACCGTTAAGAGGCCTGGAGGTAAGGCTGCAACAAATCAATTTGCACTTACGTATGGGAGATTCTTTGGCGGGCAACTAGTAAACTCTTCAATAAAATCTTCTGGTTTTCAAAGGATATTTAATTCTAAGATCACAAGGGCTTTAAGCGTTCCAATTAATATTAAAAAGGTGCAGTATAGCTTTAGTGCTGGTAAAATAAGAATGCAGGCAGATGCAGCATTAAGCTCATCATTTGGAGGGTCACTATGACAGCAGATTACAAGATAGATGCAATGTTTGAGCTTCGCAAGTTTTTGTGGGCACAACTAAAGCTGACTGGCCTATTTGATCCAGATGACTACTACTCAGATAACTTAGGGTCTGAGATAGTTCCTATTGTCCCAGTTCAACAATTGCCAGAGATGGATCAATTCCTAAATGGCAAGAAGCATATCGTATATGATAAGATCGGAATGTCATACGAAGAAAACTGGCTCATATGCTGTGAGAAGGTTTTATTTACCCTATATTCAACAGATGTTACAGAGTTATATGAGATGAGAAACCTCATGACCGACCTATTTAGAAGAATGGACGAATCGGCAAATGATGTCAATATATCAAAGACTAGCAATAATCTAATTTTCCACAGCATTTATATTTCGGAAACATCTCCAATTGAACCATCCCAAGAACTTCAGGGGTTCCTATCAACTGACGTAATCCTGGAAGTCAAGTACTCTAGAGTTACAGATAGGCTGGGAAGATTCGCCTAGTTGCTTTTAAAGGGGTAATCCAGTAAAATTGGACTAAGAGGAAATGAGCCTAGCCAGCTTGATTTACAGCAAGTCAATATATATATATTTATTTAATGGAGGTTTTACAACATGGCACAAAACACAGGTAATGCTAGAAATATTCTTGTTGGTGCGTCACCACTATTCTTGTCAGTAGAAGATTCTACTACATCAGGATACGTAGAAAACTTGATTCCAGGCACAGCAGTATCAGGTGCAACTGGACGCAACAAGACAGTTCCAGCATTTAAGAACGGTACAGCAGGCTCTGGAACACCAGTAGTCGGTTATGTAGCAGGTGAGTCATACATCACAACTCTTAACGGAGTAGACGTAGACGCATCAGGAGCAGCATCAGCAACTACAGGAGCTGCATACCGTAACGTAGGTTACACAAATAACGGTCTTCAAATTACTTACAACCCATCATACGGTTCAGTAACAGTAGATCAGCTTCTTGACTCAGCAAAGCTATTCAAGGAGACAATGGAAGTTATGATTGCAACAGAATTCGCAGAAGGTACTCTTGAGAACGTTCTTGGCGTATTCGGACAATCAGCAGCAACTCTTACTGAATCAGGTAAGAAGCTAGGTCTTGCAGCAGGTGCACTAGGAGAAGCTCCAGTTGAGCGTCAATTAGTTGCAGTCGGACAAGCTCCAACAACTGCAGCATCATCAAAGACAGAGCGTGTATATTATGCTCGTCGTGTTCTTTCTGTACAACAGTCACAGTTCTCTTTGGCTCGTAACGCAGCATCAACATTCCCAGTAACATTCCGTTTGCTTCCATCAGGAGCATCAGCAGACGCAGGCGCAGAATACGGTACAATCGTAGACCGCACCTGGCTATAATTAATATTAATTAATTAATAAAATTCCCCTCAAGAAATTGGGGGGTTTTTTATTGCCATTATATTCTCAATATGATACAATAATTAAGACTAGATCCTAGGAGGATTAAATGGCAACAACAGTATACGATGTTGAAGAAATTCAGCTACAAAATGGCGCAACCGTTAAACTTAAGCCTTTAACAATTAAAGAGCTTCGTAAGTTTATGAAGGTCATTCAGAAGACACAAGAAGTAACATCAGAAGACGAAACACTCACGATTCTTATCGAAGCATGTGCAGTAGCCCTAGAAAAGCAATTGCCTGAATTGGTAAAGGATAAAGACGCATTTGAAGACACACTTGACGTTCCAACAATCAACCGCATCCTTGAGATCTGCGGAGGAATTAAGATGGACGACCCAAACCTACTAGCGGCAGCGGTACTGGCTGGTCAGAACTAGATCTAGCCGCTTTAGAAGGGGAAGTATTTCTTTTAGGTAATTGGAAAAATTACGAAGAACTAGAAGATAATCTTTCAATGCCAGAGATGGTCCAGACTTTTAAGTCAATGCAAAAAACGGAATCAGAGAAAAGAAAGTTCTTAGCTTCGATTCAAGGTGTTGAGTTAAATGAAAGCAGTAATGAAAATAAGGAGGAGTCGTCTTTCGAAGATGTTAGAAGAAGAGCACTTGGAATAAACGCATCAGCAGATGATGTTGTTGGACTACAAGGAGCATTTGCCAGCGAAGCTGGATTCGGCATTGGAGCAGGATTAGGATACTCTATAGAGTAACATATACATATGGCAGATAATTTAATCACCACTAATATTACCGCCAACGCAGACTTTACGGGCTTAAGAACCCAACTGGCTGCGACTACTGCCCAACTCTTAAAATTACAAGAAGTTACAGCGGGAACTAACGCCAAGCTTGCAAATCAAATTGCAGTAATGAATAAAGCGTTTGCAACAACGCTTACATCAACAGGTCAGTTCTCGCAACACTTCGTATCCCTTACTTCAGATGTAGAAAAGTTTGGTAGAAACCTAGACAGAGGTCAACTAAAGCTAAACAACTACTTCCAGACCTGGCAGGGGCATACAAGAAAAACAAGCACTTTAGTTAGAGATCTTGCAAAACAACAGGTAATGATGGAGCAGGCCATCATCCAACCTATTGGTAAAAACGCACAGGGCTTAATGCAGTACAACGTAATGGTTGCAAAAGGCCTTGATGAAGTAAAAAATAGAACAGCAATTGCAAGACAAGAGCTAGCCATTATGAATAAGGTTATGCTTGATGGATCCAATCAACTTATTAACTGGGGTAAAAATACTCAGTGGGCTGGTCGTCAGTTAACAGTAGGACTAACAGTACCTTTAGCAGCATTTGGAATGGCTGCACAAAAAGCGTTTAGAGAAGCAGATCAAGAGTTAGTAAGACTAACAAAGGTTTATGGTGGTCTATCTGCCGTATCTGCAACAGAGCTTGCAAAAGTAAGAAAAGATGTTTCGGACACTGCAAGAGAAATTGCAGGGTCATATGGTATTGCATTCAAAGATACAATCGCACTTGCTGCAGATTTAGCCGCAACAGGGCAACAGGGCGAGGCGCTACTCAAGGCAACAAAAGAAACATCAAGACTTGCAGTGCTTGGAGAAGTTGATAGACAAGAAGCAATGAAGGCAACTCTTGCTATTCAAAATGCATTTAAGTCCAGTACAGATGAATTAACGCAATCAATTGACTTCCTTAACGCAGTTGAAAACCAAACCTCAACAAGCCTTGCGGATTTAGTTGAAGCAATTCCTAAAGCAGGCCCAGTAGTACAGTCACTAGGTGGAGACGTAAAAGATTTAGCATTGTATTTAACTGCAATGAAAGAGGGCGGAGTAAACGCATCAGAAGGTGCTAACGCAATCAAGTCAGCAATGGCTTCTCTTATTAACCCAACAAAGGTTGCCAAGGAAATGTTTACGGGCTTTGGAATAAACATTGATCAAATTGTAACATCTAACGCAGGTAACTTAACAGCAACAATTGTTGAACTGCAGAGCGCATTAGATAATTTAGATCCGTTAAGCAAGTCAAGAGCAATTGAGCAGCTATTTGGTAAGTTCCAGTATGCAAGAATGTCTGCCCTATTTGAAAACTTAGGAAAAGAAGGATCTCAGACACTTCAAGTAATGGATCTCATGAAGGCAAGTGCAACAGATCTTGCAAACATATCATCCCGAGAATTAGGAATGATGACAGAGTCAGCCTCTGGTAAATTTAAGAGAGCCCTTGCTTCAGTTCAAGCAGATCTTGCAGCAGTAGGAAATCAATTTTTAACAATTAGCACAAAGGTTTTAGAAGTAGTAGATGGAATTATTAAATTCTTCCAGAAGCTTCCTCAGCCAGTAAAGACATTCCTAAATGTACTAGGAGGAATAACCGCAGTATCTGGACCTCTTATTATGTTGGCTGGTGTAATGGGTAACTTTATTGGATATGTTATCAAGGGAATTTTTCATCTAAGACAATTAGCTAGAGGTGGTCAAGGATTTAAACTTCTAACACCAGAAATTATGGCAGCAGACGCTGCGGCAAAAGGCCTTGCTACATCATTCTATTCAGACACAGAGGCAACAGTTGTATTAACAAATGCAATAAACACTCTTGCAGCATCATTTGATAATCTTGAAATAAAAGCAAACTCAGCAAAAGTTGCAGTGCAACCAGGAATTTCAACAGTTGCAGGGTCAGTAATATCAGCGGGAACACCAGGCGGACAAAGAATTGTTGATAAGAATAATCCATTAGTAGGTAAGTCTTACACAAGAGATATGTCTCACTTTACACCAACAGCTACAGAACAAATGGGAACAATCTTTGGAACAGTCCCAGGAGCTAAGCCAGTAAACATTAGAATTGGAAGTAACCCACAGTCTTATATGGATTCAGATCTGCCTAGGATACCTGGAGTAACTTCTGTAAATGGAATATCAACAGGAATTGTCGCACAAGAAGCAGCAAAATGGCATGCTATGACTGCTGCAATTGCAATGCAATCTGAATCGGAACTTAAATTATTAAAAGCAGAAGTTATGTCAACAGGTACAGTTACAGCAAGCCTTTCAGATTCTTACCAAGCCTTGCTTCCACAGTTTACCGAAATCACATCTTTAGCGGCACAAGAAACTGCAGCAATTGTTAAGCAACTTCAAGCAAGCAAAATAACAGTAGATCAAGCAAGAGCAAAGATACTTCAATTAAATGCAACAGTTGAAGCAATGCTTGCGGAAACTACTGCATTAACTGCAAGCACTATGGGAAGAACTGCAAACTTAACAACCGTTCCACTTACATCCCAACCAGTGGTCGATCCAGCTACTGGAAAATCTAACATGAAAGAAATGTTTCATAAGGGTCCTACAAAAACTCTTGTGGATAGAATTGCAAGAGCACTGGGCGGAGTTAGAACTTCAGGTGCAGGATATAATATTGAAACAACAAAGCCTAAATTTAATAAGGGCGGTATAGTTCCAGGAACTGGAAACACAGATACTTATCATACAACGGCTGAAGAAGGATCTTTTGTAATTAACAAAGCAGGCACAGAAGCCAATATGCCAATTATTCAAAACCTACTTGGTGGAAGACCAGTATATAGGAATAGGGGCGGGCAGGTTCCTGTTGTATTGACACCAGGAGAGGCTGTCATTCCAGCAGATATTGCACAAAAAGATATGCCTTTAATGTATTCATTAAATGGAGGTCCAGGCAATACTGGATTTGGATTATCTGAAGGTGGAAATCCTGACTGGGGAACTTGGAAAAAAATTCTACGTTTGCAAGAAAGATATCAAAATGCATTTGAACCAGGCGGACCTGGAGGATGGCAAAAAGAATTAGCTCATAGAAGCGTAATGCATGATGCAACTGTTTTAAACAATAAGGGTATACCTATTGATCAGGCGGTTGAAATAGCAAGCGAAAACTATAGACAAGCAATGTTACCTAAACCTGACGGAGCAATGGGTGAAAATGGAACTATAGACAAAAAGGTATGGAGAGAGATAAGACAAAAACAATTTAATACTGCGGTTAAGCTTGTAAGAGATGCTAACTCTAATGTAGATCCAAAGAACCGAAGACAACTTAACACAGACGCAGTTGGAAGAATTGGTGCTAGCGACGCTAGACCTACTCCAGCCATGCTAGATTATATTAATAATAATCCAGATAAGTTTGGCGGAAAAGATTTTGTTGATAGGCTATTTAAAGATTTAGGCTTTGAGAAAAAAAGCGGCAAATGGGTAATAGATAAATATGGAAAGGTCTCTGCAACAAACTTGCACAGCACACACACTAGCCCAGATGCTAAATGGGGATATAAATCTGCTGGAAACTTTGGACAGGCATTTTGGGGAGAAGCAGATTTAAATACAGCAGCAAATGATGTAAGAAGGGCTTTATCCATCAAGGGACAAAGATCATTTTCTTATTTTCCAGACGAAGTTCTTATGACAGATAAAGCAATAGCACTACAGGACAGGTCTTGGCTAAAAAGATTTGGCACAACAGTTCCACAAGCAATTCTAGATAGAAGGAAGGGAATTATTTCTCTCCCACAACTATTTAAATTAATGAGAAGAGGAGTAGCTTCTAAAAGTCTTGGGTTTGGTCAGATAGCAAAAACTGCAAATAAAGGCGGAGAAATAGAAGGACGATTTGCACAAGGTGGAGAAATTCCAGGAAAGTTTGCACAAAGATTATTTGGCGGCGGCAAAGCAATGTTCTTGGGAATGCCTAAAACTATTAAGCAGGTTGAAGCCCAGAGAGCAGCAAGAGCTGCCATGGAAAAAGCAGATCAAGCGGTTAAAAATTCTAGATACAGCAAAGATCAGGTAACTACGTATGATGAAAAACTACAATCAGACGACAAGGGCCACAGCTTCCCAGTTAGTGGAATAGGTGGAATATATTCTAGAAACGGAGAAAAGTTTTTTGTTAAACCAGTAGTAAGCGAAAAAAGAGCACTTGCTGAATCAAGATTTAATGAAATTACTAATGATCTTGAGAATGGGTTAAAGGCTCCCAACCAAAGAGTTGTTGTAATTAAAGACCCAACAGATCCAGCAGGCCGCAGAAAAGTATTAGCATTAGAGTCTAAGTACGACACAGACTTTGCAAATATGCCTGACACATTTGATGAAGATACATACTTTAAGCAATTATCTTTATCTGCATTGCGTGGAGACAAAGACTTAGCTAGGGGTAATTTAGGAGGGAATCGTGTTGCAGACGGCGGAACTTCAGGTGTGTTTAACACAGCCTCTGGAGACTCAGATTATTCTGCAACAATGCCTTCATTTAAGCATCAAGCATTTGTCAACCTTCTTGGAGTAAAGGGAAGTAACACAAAGAAATTCTTTGCTGAAGCAACTTCAGATATCCCAAAGGGTATGACGGCAGATCAATATCATCAAAGAATGTTGGATGAAATTGAAAATGTTCTTCCAAGACTAAAGCAGACAATATCTAGATTTGATTTAAATCCAGAAGAGACGGTTGTCTACAATGCAATGATTCAAAGACTATCTGATGCAAGAAGAGAAAATTATAGAGATCTTCATGCTCTTCATTCATCAATAGAAATTACTCCAAAGAAACAAATGACACCAGCAGCTATTGCTAAAATGATTGCAGCAGATGAATTAAAGCGTAGACAAAAAGGTCACGCTGCAAGCCTATCAGATAACGATTTTAAGAATGATTCAAACGGATTTAACATTGGTGGAATGATCGGAAATGTTCTTAAGGGTAGAGCAATGCATAGAATTGGTGCAGGTTTTGGTCCAACAGGAGCACCTAAGCCAAGTATGTACGAGTCAGCTCCATGGGGAGTGAACTCTCTATCTATTGAAATGGCCGACAAGCTATTTGCAAACACAGGTTTAAGAAAGCATACTCAAAAATTATTCTATGACAAGTTTGCGGCAGCACTAGCAAAAGAAAAACCTTACGGATATGTAAAGATGCCAGATGGTAAATTAAAGAACGGACTTGAGCCAGACGTACTAGACTCTGTAATAAGATCAGCCGCTTCAGATCTTATTGGAGACAGAAACATAATTAAACAACTTTCTCCAATTGATAAAGACATTTTGCGAAACAAATATTTAAATTGGGATTCTAAAAAGGATACCCCGCTTACAGAATCTTTAAAGAAAATTATATTTGGTTTAGAAAAAAGAGAAATGGGCGGCCCAGTTAATTCAGGACAGCCTTACATTGTTGGAGAAAAGGGTCCAGAACTATTTGTTCCTAGAAACTCAGGCGGCATTGTTCCAAGTAATAAATATGGAATTGCTCAAGGATACAATATGGGCGGAATGATTAAGATGATGCTTATGCAAATGCTAGGAGCATACGGTGGTCAAGCAGCAGGAAAAGCAAGCGGTATTCCAGGCGGAGATTTCATAGGAATGATGCTCGGATCTATGCTTGGCATGGGAGGCAGCGGGTTCGGTGGTGGAGCAAAAGCTCCAATGACAAGCAAGGGTAAGCTTACAGCTCCAATAGGAGCAACTAAAGCCTTAGAGGGAGTTACTGTTAACGGTAAAGACCTAATGGTATTGACAAAGTATGGAGAGAGGCTTGAAAAAGCTTCATTAGAAGGTGGAAAGTTTGCAAAGATGGGAGCCTTCGCAGCAAAATCACTTACAAGATTAAATCTTATAGTTGGAGCTGGATCACTGGCTATAGGAATTGCTATAAACAGATACAAGGCTCATCAAGAATCAATGCGCTTAAATGCTCTAGGTTACGGAATGACTGCTGAACAAGCAGAAAAAGCAGGACTTAAATTTACAAACTTTAACGATAAGATTAAAGAAGCAATTGCTAATGCAAAAGCTCTTAAAGAAAGAAACACGCTTTTATACGAAAGCATGCAGGGTTCTGGAACTCCAATCAATGTTACTATCGAAGAGTATAAGAAGCTTAAAAAAGAAGTTAAGGATAACTACTCGGATCAAGTTCTTTTAATTAACAAGACAAGTGCAGATGAACAAGAAGCTCTTGCAATAAGATTAAAAGAGCAACTGATTGCAATGGGAGTATCTGCTGAAGAAGCGTCTAAAAAGATATATACAATGTATGCATCTTCTGAGTTTGCATCAATTGCGTCTAAGGTTACAGTAGGTTCAAAAGGTAAGTTTAATGAAATTAAAGATACTGCAACAGCAGCAGCATCAGCTTTAGAAAGCCTAAACGCTGCAATGGCTACTGATCGTGATCCTACAGAGCAAGCAAATCAATTAAATACTGCACTAATGGCCTTATCAACAGATGTAGAAAAAAGACAGGCAGATGCAGTTAAAAAGGAACGTGCCCTGGCAACTAAAGAGGGAAGATATTTTTCATCGGGAGATGAAAAGCAGGCCAAGCTAAAAGCAGAAGAAGAAGCAATTGAAGCAATTAACAAGGATGTTCAAAGCCAAGCAGTTCTAACTAGAGAAGTTGTAGATGAAATGGCTAAGATAGATCCATCTATTAGACAGATAGTTAGTGAGCAGGACACAGCACTCTCACTCTGGCAAAAAACAAGAATTCAAGTTAAGGGATATACTGGTGACTTAAGAAACTTAACAGCTGCTCAAACAAATGATCTTTACCAACTTCAAATAGCATTAGGTAAAGTAATCGAGTCTGCTAATAGAGCCAAAGGCGGAGCACTAGAAAAGCAGTATGCCAAGTTGGATAGAGACAAGCAGCGTCAAGCAGCATACGAAAGAGCAGCAAAAGGCCAAAAGGTTGCAGATCAAATCTCTGATAGAGAAAAAATGTCTGCTCTTCAAAAGCAGATTGATCTTAATAATAAGCTTGCTGATGCAAGAATAAAAGCCCTAACTGCCGCAAAAGAAGAAGGCGACATTGCTAGAGAGATTGCTAAAAAGCAAGCAGAGTATGACGCAGCTATCGCAACAGGAAATACCGCTGGAGCACAACAAGCAAGCCTTGATATGGAAGGCCTACAAAGCCAACTTCAATTTAATGCACAAGTAAAGAATGAAGAAAATGCAAGAGATGTAAAGAATGCTCCACTTCTTAAGCAGATTGAGGCAATGCAAAAGAAGCAGCAAAAGCTTTCTGACAATGCTGCAATTGCGGGAGAAAAATTAGGAGATCTTACAAAATCAATTGCAACACAAGAATCTGCAATAGATGCAGTAAACTCTTCAATGTTAGATTATCAAATCAAGCTTTCTAGTATGGAGCCAGCAGAAAGAAAGAAGTGGGAAGCAAGTAGAGTTGCAAGAGAACAGCTTGCTGCTATCGGAGACGCTGCACAAAAAGCAGGAATAAAGATTGATGGATTAAAAGATATAGACCTAGGCGCAAGGCTTATGAAAAATCTTGAAAGCGGCCTTGGCTCAGTAAAGACTATTGTAACAAACGGTGAAGTTACAATAATGGTAGGTAAAGATGCGTTTAAGCCAGGCAAGGGCGGCGACGGCTCATACGGAAACCCATTCCAAGGAGGATCAGCATCAGTTGCTCTTGGTGAAAAACTAGGTGTTCCTATAAGAGAAACCATTACAGAGAAAGGCTGGGATACTAGTTTTGGTCCTACATCAGACAGAGAAATAGTTAAGAAGTATGCAAAGCAACAAGATTTTGCAAAAGATACTCAATTTACTCTTACAAATAAAGATGGATCTGTTGCTCAGTTTAAAGTAGTTGATGATAAGTTTAACGTACAACTACAAAAAATTACTCCTGCAGAGAAAAAGGCAATGGGTGGTCAGGTTAATAATTATGACAACGGCGGTGGAGTCAGTGGGCCAGGTACAAAAACATCTGATTCAATTCCTGCAATGCTATCTGATGGGGAATGGGTAATAAAGGCAGACTCAGTTGAAAAAGCTAAAAAAGAATTCGGCTCTTCATTCTTTGATGATTTAAATGCTGGCAAGTTTCATGAAGGCGGAAAAGTTGGGCACAAGCATGGCTCTAGTTCACCAACAATGCCAAACCCATTTGGAATGGGAATGGAATGGTTCGGTAAAACTTTATCAAGTGCTGCAAACTCTGTAGTTAAGAATGTATTAGGCTTTGACATTACAACCCCGTTTAGTAAAAAGTCTAAAACAGAATTTCTTTCAATGGCTTTATTGCCAGTTGGCGGTGGGGCAGGAAAGGGAATATCTTCCTCAGTACCTAAAGTAGCGGGAGCAGTTTCACATCTTACACCAGAAATGAAATCTTTCGGTATGGCAGACATTGATGCTAAGGCAATGCAGGCTTTATCAAAGATGGATCTATCTTCAATAAAAATTCCAGAAACTGGAATTAGCTTTAACCCATCATCTGCTAAGGCTGCTCTTGAAGGATTAAAAGAGGGAGTAACTTCTTCCTCAACTTGGGAAATTATTCAGGCACAAAGAGAAACGCTATTAAAAAAGAAATATCCAAAAATTGATTTTTCTGATGTTACAAAGTTTAATGAATACTATGCAAAAGAATTTTACGACTTGCTTCCAGACGAAGCCATTAAGTTATTTAAGGGAGTAAGAGGAACAATAGGAGATGCCTGGAGAACTGGACAAAAAGATCTAGGTACTTATTTTTCAACTAACCCACATATAGCCGCACTCTATAGCGCAATGATAGGTAAAGCAAAACTCGGTGAAGAGCTTCCAATGTTTGGAATTGATAAAAAGATATCCGAGCTTAAAAATTTCCTAGGTGAAGGGGCGATAAGAAATGGCTCTGCACAGGGTAGCATGGAGTTCCCACAAGTATTAGGCGGAGACGATCTATTAAAGATGTTGCCTAGTATATATTCATTGCCAGGACAAGTTTATGGACAGATGTTTGGAGCTACAGCAAAGTCATTAAAAGAGATAAAAAATCTGTGGCCTTCTGGCTTTGCAAGTGGCGGATATGTAAATCCAACATACTCTGCAAAAATGTCTGTTCCATCATTTGATTCTGGAATAAATAGCGTACCTGTTGATATGCTTGCCATGATTCATAAGAATGAAGCAGTTGTTCCAGCTAACATGAACCCCTTTAATCCAAACGCTAATAATGCTACAATGGGTGGAGCAACATATAATATTACAAATAATATTAACGGATACGACGGAGATTTAAATCAATTGTCAAGAATGGTAACTCAACAAACAGTAACAGCCATAAAGAGCATGGACAGCCGAGCAGCATCTGCTTTAGGTCCTAAAATGAATGTGGGGATTAGCTAATGGGATATCCTTTAACTTTACCAGTAGGGTCCATTCTGTATTTTGATACAGGAACAGATGCAGCAACCCCAACTTGGACTAAAGTATCTGAGCATAATAGAACAGCAATTAACCTTGATCTAAATAGAATTGAAAAAACTCAAAGAATGTCAAACGGATCATTGAGAAAAATCTGGATTGCCGACAAAAAAGAAATATCTACAGCGTGGAACGCTTTGCCAACATATAGCACCTTAACAGTAGATGGCGGAATGGGTGCTGAAGATATAAGAGCATTCTATTTAAATAAAGGTAAGGGCACATTTAAAATTAAAATATCTTATAACGCTGTTACAGCAAGAGATGAAATTGTCCTAGCCTCATTTACATCATGTACTTTTAGCATATCTAAAAGAAATGTTAGATCTAGCCTAGCTTCAGTCCCGCAAGAATTTTGGGATGTATCTCTTTCTTTAGAAGAGGTATAAAGTGATAACAGTATCTCCAGCCACCGCTACCGCATTAAATAAATCAGTAAATGTCTCTATGGTAAATGGATGTCACATTGAGTACAATATGAACGACTTGATCCTGAAAACGGCTGTAACGGCTCCTGAAGGCGTTATAACGGCAACCCTGACCAAGGATGGACAGGCATATAAGCCATTTGAGAAGCTATTTCCTATAACCAGTATCATCGATCCAAGACGCCCAAAGGTCGCTGGAGTTCAATATATGATTCTTGGAGACCCAAGCGTACCTGCAACTCTTGCCGCAACTGGGATAGGAAGTGCCAGTACCTACGCATCTAGCAAAGAGTTTGGTAAAAGACTTTATTTCTCTAGCACAAAGACAGCTTACAAATACTGGGTAACACCCAAATCCTCGGGTATGCTTTTATCTAATTGTATTTTATCAGTTTCTTATCCAGCAGAAAAGAAAGCGGCTACAAATAAAATTGTTGTTAAGTTTGAGACATCCCACTCTAAACCTACTTCGTGGACAGTTAAACTTGTCAATTTGGCTGGAGCAGAATCAGCGCCAATCTACACAGGAACTACTTGCCCAGATTCGGGAGTAGTTAATTTATATTATAATGGAACCTCATGGTCAACTACAGAGCCCGCTACAGTATCTGCAGGAGTAGATTTAAGCGGAATAAAATTACAGATTAACTCTATTGATAAGGTTGAGGGTTACCTAGGAATAATTGAAATATCAGCAAGGCTAGTAAAAGATGTCACAAGCTCACTAGAGTCATTTGATATATCTCAAAACTCATCAGATTCTATAACTGGTCTAGTTCCAGTAGGAGATGTTACAGCAAACTCATTAAGAATGAATTTAAACGCCTATGATAGATCCTATGAGCATTACGACAAGGCTAATATTTTTAATAAAGAAAAGTTAAGTCTATATAAGAATATTACAATTAGGCCATTTGTTACTGTTGAATCAGAAAAAATAAACCTTGGAGTTTTTTATCTTGATTCGTATGAGGTAGATGAATTTGGGGAGATTTCAATAAATGCACTAGACGGTGCAAGAGAGCTTCAGTACATTAAACCTCCAGACATTGTAACAAAAGACATGTCTTCAGTTGCAATTATTAGAAGACTGCTAGACTCAGTTGGATTTACAAACTATAAATTTAATATTGTAGAAAGCGATAATTCAATAGTAACTCCGTTCTATTGGTTTACCGATCCTAAAAAAACATTGTGGCAGCATATACAAGACCTATGCAAAGATACTCAGATGATTGCAGTGTTTGATAATAACGATATATTGCAGTTCTATCCTAGAGGATATATATTTGATAAAACAAAAACACCTGTATTATCTTTTAGATATAACAATACTTCAGATGGAAAGCTTGCAAACATATCGTCAATTGCAATTGAAAATATTCCCACTGTCAAGGCTATTAAGGTTATGTATAACCCACAAGTTACATCTAACTACGATGGTGGAGGAGATAATATTTATACATCTCCCGTTGTTGTTTTGGGAGCAGCGGCACTTATTAAAGATTTAGCAGCACCTCCAACAACTCCAGGTGCTGATTTAGGAGTAGTAACACTTTCACCAGTTCAAATAGCATCGTCTGCTAAACAGTTATATTCTTATAGCGGATACCTAGTTTTAGGAAAAGAGATAATTGAGTACGATGCAATTAAGTACATATATGAGCCAGTAGTTGCTATTCCAGGACAGCCTACTATTTCTAAGTGGATAACTTCTGAATCAGATGTACAGTCTGGGCAGGCACTAGCAAAACCAAATACATTTAAGCCAACAGGTGAATATAGAATTAAAACTAGAAATGCTTTTGATGTTGTTAAAGATGTTGCCGATTTAAAGCATAGTGCCGATACAACTTCTTTGCAGGCAGAATGGACAGGAAAGAGGTGGGAATCTACCGTAGGAGGAGCTGGATCATTTACAACCGATCAATCTGTATTTACACTACAAGAAGTTCCAGTTAAAAATGCTGACGGGACTGATGTAAAGAATGAAAACAACCTGTTTTATGCAATACCTAGATCTATGATGACAATTTTTGCACCAGTTGTTAAATCACAACCAAATGCTACCGACCCAACTTTAACTGATTATATACAGAATACAAAGTATAGTCTTGCAACTATGAAAGCAAACTACTCTAAAGCGGATGGCACTGTAAGCGATAATTTTATTATTGGAACAAACATGTACTTCCCTTTGCTTAAAAACCCTAAAGATAGCCGTGCTACTGGGGCACAAAGAACCATAGCAGGTTTAGCATTTTCATTAAGTGAAGATAATACAAGTGGATACTATTTATCTATTGCAACTTCTCAAAACTCTAATGCAGATAAAAGTTTTAGAGAAATTAACTTTTATAAGATTGTAGACGGGAAGCCAGTAAAAATAAAAGATCAACAAAAAGATGAAGACGGATCTATTATAACTGGACTAAATGGCGGAAGAATGTATAGGTTAGACATTCGTGCTAACTACTCAACCCCTACTGTAGCTGCAGGACAGCCAACTCCAGGAAAAGTCTTAACCCTTAGAGTTTCTGTTAATAATAAATCTTTTGTGGTAGTTGATCAAGATCCAATTTCTATAACTCAAAAAGTAGGACTGATGTCACTTCAAGGTATTTCAGCATTTGATTATATTTACACATCTGCACTAACTCCTGAAGAGTTTGCTGGAGACTTATCTTTTGATCCATATAAAGGATTTTTAAGTGGAGAGTCAGCGTTAACAAAAACATTTGGAGACTTTATATTTAATAATAAATCAAAACAGACAAGCTCTACCTGGCTGAGAGAATTTGGGCCAGTAGCAAGAGAGCTTAGAAGAATAAAAGCTAGGTATACAACACCAGGTTTCCCTTTATATCCACAACTAATAAATAATTCAGATGTAACAATTGCTGGAAGTTCAATAGATTCATTCTCAATGGATGTATACGTTTTAAATAATACTGGATCCTTTACTGCCTTAGCTAACAATGAAGAAAAGCAATTTGTTGTAGTTGGAAACTCAATTGTTTCTTCTGACTCTTTTGAGTATATTGATCCAACGCTTAGCGATGCTGACAAAATGGAGCAGATAGGGTTTGACTCCACATGGATTCAAAGAGAGACCGAGGCAAAGGCCCTAGCTGACTGGATGAAAGATCAGTGGTCTAAGCAACAAAGCGTTATCTCTATGCAGACTTTCTTAAACCCAACAATTCAAATTGGAGATGTTATTGAGGTTTCTTATCCTGCCAACCGCCTATACTCTTCAGAAGACTCCCCTATACCAAGTGGCTTTGCTGCCAACAAGTTTGTTGTGCTATCTATAAATAGCGCATATGATAAGGATTCGCCACCTACAACTTCTATAGACTGTAGATCGATTCATATATGAGAAATGGTAGAATGTAAATATGAGTAACGTGCAGAAACCCGCCTCCTCAACAGCAAAAGTACAAAAGCTTCTGCTCTTTCCTGGCGACCCTCTAATTAAAGTATTGAAGCCAGACTACTATACAATTGTTGATCCAGGCAGCCTAGATGTAATGTTTGAACCAGTAGACCCAGAAGATGAGGACTATATAGATCCAGATGAGGAACAAGAAGAGGAAGAAAACAGTGGATTAAAGGCTCCTTCTCTATCTGACATAAGCTTAGTTAGCAAGACAATGGTTACGGATAAAAATAAAAATCAATTTGTTGAGTTTGTTTTTAATATTAAAAATAGTGGCGGAGATTCAGTGATAGGGGTAGAGGGCTATGGACAATAACATAAAAGCATTTGGGGAATACAGATTCTACGAAGATAATAAAGAAATCTATCGTAGTAAAAATTTGTTGACTAAATTTGGCAAAAGGTATATAACTCAGTACTTAGCTGGTCAGTCAAATACAAATCTAAAAGACATTGCTCTTGGCGTAGGAACTACCGCAGCAACAGTTAATGATACACAGCTAGGCTTTGAGTTTTATAAGTCTCCAGTTTCAATGAGCAGCATTGATATTCAAACAAGCTCATTAACAGGAGTAAGTACATACGGAGTTGTATACAAGACAACAGTTCCAGTAGACGTAGCTGGAATTATAAATGAGGTAGGTCTTTTCCCAACCGTATCTTTAAGCAGCACAGACTATGCAAGTAACTCCATTTCTACCTTTGAGGATAATCAAAGTTGGACAGATTCTACTGGAGCATTTGCCCCAACAACCACGAATCCATTTCCTAAAATTGGAACATCCTATCTTTCAATCGGCGCAGCAGCATCTCAAACAAAAGAGTACTTCTATAATTTTAATATAGATGTATCTGGATACAGCGCATTAGACAGTTTAACTCTCGCATACTATCAAAATGATACAAACTTAGACTATGTATTTGTTCGAATGTATGATTCGAGCAACCGTTACTACGAGATTAGATACGCTGGAGATCTGTCAGTAGGGTATAAGGTTAAGTCATTAACTTTAAATAATCTTTATAGTAGTGGATTTGGAGTTGGAACACCTGACCAAACATCTATTGTTAAAATTTCTTGCGGTGTAAAGGCTAAAGCATCAGGAGCAACAGCAGCTTTATTTGACGGTATGAGAATAAACGATGAAGATTCATTCAGAACAGATTACGGCCTTATTAGCAGATCAGTTCTTGCAAACCCAATTACTAAATCGTTAGGAAAGCAGATGGTTATTGAGTACAGAATTGGATTAAGCTTCTAAATGAAATACTATGGAGATGAAGTTGGCAATAGCCTTCCTGCTGATTTAGAAAAAACAAATGCTGCAGCAGCAGCTTCAGCTGCATCTACTTCAAAAGATTCTTATACAGAAAAAATAACTCTTAGGCTTGTTAAGGATAAACAGTATAAGTTTTGGTTTAAGTATAAGTATGAAGATCCAGAAACAAAAGAAGTAAAATTAAGTGACTCATCTCCAATATGGAAAGAGTCCTTTACTATTCCTAATTTAACTAAAGCTGTAAAAAATTTAACATTAACTTCAGGATTTAAATCTTACGGAGTTAAGTTTGATCTTGACCCTACAAGTGTGCAAGAAGATGTAGTAATACTTGAAAGCCTTACAAGTGATTTTGCTGTACAAAATATTGTTTATGTTGGAACCTCTACTAACGTAACTATTCAAGCTTCCAGCTACGCCCCAAGGTGGGTGAAGGTTAGATCAAGAGATAGGTGGGATGACTTAAATATATCAGAGGCAACTGCGGGCCCAGTTATAATTCTTAACTCTGAAATAGATACAACAAAAGTTCCAAAGGCTCCTACAGGGGTTTCAGTAACTCCTTCAATTGATCCTGAAGATAAAAGTGGATTTAGTATAAAAATTGATGTATCTTGGACAGCAAGTACAGATGCAGATACAAATGGCTATGTGATTAGATGGTCTGCAAATAACCCAGCAAATACAGCAAATCCTTTATGGGAGTATGGACAAGTAGATGGAAAAGCAACAACTACTTTTTCAATAACAGGATTAACTCCAAACACGGTCTACTACTGGCAGGTTACAGCAAAGAGCCCATTCAATAGTATTTCTTGGGACACAACAGTACCAGGACAAGTAGCCTCTGGAAGTTTTGGCCCAGTGTCAGATCCAAATGCACCAGCGGGTAATGTTCAATTAAGATCTATATTATCTATTGGCGGTAAAACAGCAGACCTGTTTAAAATAGGAACAGGTATTACACAATCAATTAATACATCTACAACAATTACTCCTACACAAACTGCGGGTACATATAATGGGATTATATTAGACCGATCAACAACAAACTTCGGCCACAATTACTGGCTAAATACTGGTCAGTTTAGAGTTGGAAGTGCAACCTCATTCTTATACTGGGACGGATCAGATGTTTATACGACAGGTAAGATAAATGCAACAGGCGGAGTATTTACTGGAAACCTTAGAGTAACAACAGGAAGCATAATTGCTGGCGGAACATTTGCACAAGACGGAACTGTGTCGGGGGCAAGAGTTGTTATGCAATCGGGTGGGCTTTACGCACACAGCGCAAATGGAGAGCAAAGCGTTTTTATTCAAGCCTCTGACGGATTAATTGATGCTCGTAAGGGATACATAGGCGGGTGGACACTTAATGCAACATCTACAACAGATGGATACATTCAGGGCCTTAATACAAAAATTGAAAGTAATGGAACAATAACTCTAGGAGATACATCAGGAACACTGGCATCTATTGTTAGATTAAGTGCAAATGATCCTACATATAGAATATGGATTGGAAGCCAGAATGCTTCAAATGCTAAATTTAAGGTTGCAAAAGATGGAACTTTATATGCAACGGGGGCAGTTCTAGGATTAGGCGCAGGTTCAACAATTGAAGGTTATGCAACAACGGGCAGCCTAGATCTCTATACTTTAAAGACAGTAACCTCTGGAATAAATACCAGACTTACTGATGCAGAAGGTACATTAGCTGGAATACCTGGAACGATAAGTACATTGAGTTCAGGATTAGCGACAAAGAATACAATTTTTGTTACAACAGATAGCACTCAGCCATTTGCAAACAGAGCTGGAGATTTGTGGATAAATGGTGGAGATCAAAATACTATATGGACAGCGTATGCAGCAGGACAAAATTGGACAGAAAAGCCTAACACAAAGTTGGCACTACAAACATCTTTAAATGCTAAATTAAATGCAAGTGCATATGTTGTACAAAGTTCTGTAGATAATAAAATATCAGCAGACGCAGCTGGTTTTGAAATCTATTCAGGCTCTTCTAACTCTGCAAGCGGCAGTGGTGTTAAAATAACTTCCACTGGACTTTTAGGATACAAAAATGGAGTACCAACTTTTACCATAACAAGTGCTGGGGATGCTACATTTGCTGGAGAACTTAAAGCAGGGAGTGGTTATTTTGGAACAGATTATACCAACGGTTTTGCAATCAGTGGTAATGAATTAATTGGAAACCCTAGCCCAGGTGGTGGAGTTACTCAAATAATTCTTAACTCACAGACTGGTGCAATTAGTGGAGGAAAAATTACTGGTGCCACGCTTGCAGGTAATACAATTACTGGTGGAACAATTACTGGATCAACAATTCAAACAAGTACAAGTAGTACAAATGTTAAATTACAAAATTCTGGTGTAGATAGTTTACAGGTTACACTAAGTGGTACTACAGTAGGTCATATTTATGGTGTACTTGCTGGTGGAACTACTTCAGCAATAATTATGCAAGGTGGAAGCAGTGCTCCAAGTTCTTCTGGAAACACTTTTCCTAGAGCTTATATAGGATCATCTGTTGTTTCTATTGCAGCAGACGCAAGCACTTCTATATTACTAAATTCAATTGACAACACAACTAAACTATTTGGAAACGGAGGTATTTATACAGATACCGTAGGATCTTTTTATATGAGATCTGGAGATACAACGGCGGCAACTGCAAACATGCAAATTGTAAGCACCGCTGGAACAACATTTGGCAGGGTAGCTAGATCTACTTCTTCTAGGAGGTATAAGACCGATATAGAAACAGTTTCTTACCCAGACGAATCTGTCAAACTGCTAAGGCCAGTCAAGTACCACGGAATAAAAGACATAGAACGTGGAGACAATACTTGGTATACAGGATTAATTGCAGAAGAGGTTGCAGAAATACCTGGACTTGAGTTATTAGTTCAATATAACGACGAGGGTCAGCCAGAAGCAGTAAACTATGCTGGACTTTCAGTAGTTTTAGCAGAAGTGGTTAGCAGAATTTTAAATAGGCTTGACGCCCTAGAAGCAAAATGATATACTGTAAATCTATCAAGGAGATATAATGGAAAAAATAGACCTAGTAGTACAAGCATTACAGCAACGTATAGGCGAGATTGTCTCACAATACGAGACACATATTGCTGTACTTCGTGCTGAAATAACACAGCTTACTGAAGCAAATAAATCACAGGAAGTTCCAGCGGAACAACCAAAGGGGTAAAACATGGCAATATTAGAGTCGCAACCAGTTAATGCTGGAGATCCAGTAACATCAGACATTATTAATAAACTTGTGTCTGATTTAAACCTATTAAATAAGCAGACAACGTCTACATTTTCTTTAAGCTTAGCCAGCGCAGGAGAGGGTCAGGGAGGAACAAAAGTTTCATCAAAGGTGTATCACTCAACCATTAAAGTTAATATCGACCCAAAAACAGCAACTTCGGGAGGCACTTGGACTTTTGATAAGGATACATTTAAAACCGCTCCTAGGTGCTGGGTTCAGCCAAGAAGCAGTGCTAAATTAACCCACCAACAACTTAACTTTACAGCAATTGTTGTCAGCGTTACTGCAAAGAGTATGACCTTTAGAGTTAGAGGCCCAGGTGGCACGGCTCAAGAAAAGGCAACTATAGAGTTTGATTGTTTTGCTGTAGAAGCATAACCCCTATTGACAAGCTAAACCAATATGTTACAATTACTGTAACACCAAAGTCACGTACCCGTGACTTTTTTACATATTAAGGTAGACAATGAGTAACGATTTAAAGTGGATGATTTCATCCGACCAGCAATTCCCATATCAAGATGACAAGATGATTGCCCTTTGGTTTAAGGTAATGAAGTGGTTTAAGCCCGACGTTGTTGACTACCTTGGTGATACAGATGATCAAGCCTGCTACAGCAAGTATACAGAAGGACGCTCAGCAGAGTTCTTAAACCTTCATAAGACTGATAGTCGAGACCTTATTGTTCCAATGATGCGCCATGAAGCAAAAGGTGCAAGAGATTTTTATACTAAGACAAGAGAGATGTTGCCAGAAGCGCAACTGTTCTCAGCACTAGGAAACCACGATGTTAGAATTTTTAACTATGTAGATGCAAAGCTTCCTGACTATATTAATGAGGTTACTCCAGAAGCTCTTTGGGGATTAGACTCTTTAGGTTATGAATATATTCACTATAACGAACTACCTAAGCGCCGCTTTGGAGATATCCATGTACACCACGGACTATCAATTGCAGCAACTGGTTCCGTCCGCAAAGACATGGAAGACCTACAGGTATCTTTAATTAGAGGTCACTCTCACAGAATTGCATCCCACCTAGTAACTTATGAACTAAGAAACGGCGGAGAAGGAGAAACACTTCGAGGCTACGAGCTTGGGCATATGTGTGACGAAAAGGGTCCAGGAATGAAGTACATGCAACACCACGACTGGCAAAAGGGATTTGCTATCGCTCATATTGTCAATGATTATCCACATATACAGATGATCCACGTAGCGCCTGATTATTCATGCGTTGTTGACGGGAAGTTGTTTACACTATAATGTGGTGCGGAAAATGTGGTGGTAGAGTTTTTGTAGACAGAGTATTCTCACAAAAGCTACACGTAGAGTTGTTCTGCATTCTATGCGGGAAAAGAAATATGATTAATAAAGAGACGAGTGCTTTCGGGAAATGGCTAGAAAAAAGAGAAACAGCAAACTCAAAAAACTACGGTATTTCTTCTTAAACGATAAAGTCCATAAGGTTTTGAGGTCATCTAGATCTAAAGATGAATTAGTTGCTTGGTGCTACCCTGATCATAAAAGAGTTATGTACTCTTACTCTCAAGTTGAAAAGCATATGGAAAATGCTTACAGCATGAAGGATGTCTCTGGGCTTTTAAATAAGCACACAGTAACTCTTCACGATTATATTTTAGAGGGAAAGATTAAGGCTCCCTCAAAGATATATCCAATCGGAGATCCAGAAAACAAACACTGGTCTAAGTATATGTTTAGCCAGAAAGATATACTGGGCCTACATGAGTTTATATTAGACTCAGGGCACTCTAAAAATTTGCCTTCAAAGGCAGAGCTGCTGGGTCTTTTCAAACACAACATTATATTGTATACTAAGACTGACTCGGGATTCGTACCAGTATGGAAGGCGGAGTAATGAACAGAAGCGTTACTTGTCCTACTTGTGGAAAAGAATGGGAATTGCGATGGGGCATATTCGCCCATGATAGTTTATCTAGGCATATGAAGGAGCACAAGTGACAACTAGAGTTAAGGTGGACCTTTCGTTCACACGCAATTTAGGAAATTACGAAAGCATCAAGATAGGTGTTGGCGTTGAGGATGATCTCCGATCTGGAGAAAGTGTTGATGCGGCAACAGAAAGAGTTTATAAGTTTGTTGAAAACAAGCTTATTCAAAAGACTCGTGAAGTAGAAGAAGAGTTAAAGAGTGGCAAATGAGAAAGAGCCATACGTCCTGATTGGACTATACCTGTCACTTTACAAAGAGAAATATAACAAGTCTCTTACTGTAAATAAGTTTAGGGAAAAGTGGGCCATGAATGATGTTATCGAGAGCGTTGGATTCCAACGTGCTCAGGAACTTTTAATATACTATTTCTCAACCAACAAGACAGGGCACCCATTAAATTTCTTCTATAACAACTTTGACAGAATTGATGCATTGAATAAAGAAATTAAGAAGGACAAGTTTAACCGTAGCATTCTACTGAATGAGACTAAGAAGATGGTGGAGGGCGAAGAGTGAATACAGAAGCAACATTAATCTCTGCTGTATGTAAGAACAAAGATATTAGCACACTACTGGCAGACAACGTAGATGATCTGTTTACATCACATAGAGATATCTGGGAAAGCCTAAAGTCATACTACTATAAGTTTAAAGCAGTTCCTGAAGCAGGAGTTCTTATGGAACGACACAAAGACTTTGAGCCAGTAGAAGCAAAGGCAGAAACTGGCTACTACCTAGACATACTAAAGAATGAGTTTATATCTAACAAGCTTAAGACAATTATTTTGCGTGGAGGCTCGGCCTTAAAAGAAGATGCAGCATCAAGAGTTCTTGCACAAATGCAGAGCGACCTTGCTGGACTAAGCCGATACACAAACAACGTAAGAGACTTAGATATTGTTGATGTTGAAAACGCTGCACGACATTACCAAGCAGTTAAAGAGCGTTCATCTGTAATGGGCGGAGCGCCAGGAATCCTTACAGGGTTTGAAGCGATTGATAAAGCATATCCAACAGGTATGGCTCCAGGACATTTGATTGTAGCAATTGGTTGGCCAGGAAAGGGTAAGACTTGGTTTACTGCCTATCTTGCTTGCAAGGCATGGGAGCAAGGCTTTAAGCCAATGATTGTATCTCTTGAAATGTCTCCAGAGAATATGCGTGACCGTATCTTCACAATGCTTGGCTCAGGCATATTCCGTGCAAGTGATTTGTCAAAGGGTGATATTAACATTGATGATTTCCGTAACTGGGGAAACAAAAAGTTTGAGGGAAAGAATAGTTTTGTTCTTATTTCAAATGAGGGTGCATCAGAAGTTACTCCTGCAACCATTCAAGGTAAGATAGATCAGCATAAGCCAGATTTAGTTATCCTAGATTACCACCAGCTATTTAATGACAACAAGCGTTCTAACTCTGAAGTAGAAAGAAATAGAAATGTTTCTCGTGAGTTTAAAATGCTTGCGGTATCTAACAATATTCCTATTATTGATATCACCGCTGCAACAGCAGACGATATCTCTGATCAAGATAATCCGCCAATGATGAGCCAAGTGGCTTGGTCAAAGGCAATTGAGTATGATGCTGATATGGCTTTAGCCGTTCACAGATACCCACAAACTAATATGATTGAGATCGTCTCTCGCAAGAATAGACACGGTCATGATTTTAATTTCTATCTAGACTGGGATATCAACCGTGGTATCGTCAAGGAAATCTACGAGAATCCATTCCAAAAAGATGAACCACAAACAGATAAAAAGATTTCAAGTAAGGGTTGAGTTTGCTGACGACTCTGGTATACCTAGATTAAAATACCAGTACGAAAGCATGCTTACTCACGATATGAGAAGCAAAGGTTATCTTAGGGTACTTGACATAGACACTAGTTTCTCGATAGAATTTGACGGACAAACGTGGGTGTTCTTAATGACACTATACGGAGTATACGTAGGAAAGAAGAAGGCATGGCTATCAGAGGGTATAACGCAAGGAAAATTGATTCCACGCAATATGCGCCCAACCATATCAAGTCAGTAATAAAAGCTCTAGGCTTAGATATAGTTGCGGAACCAGGTAATGAGGTTATGTTTTACTGCCCATTTCACTCTAATAGACATACTGCAAGTTGCTGCATAAATAAGTCATCAGGCGTATGGTTATGTTTTAACCCATCGTGTGGAGAGTCTGGAACATTAACTGAGTTAGTTAGACGTGTGCTACACAAGAATGACTTTGAAGCAATTAGATTTATTGCAACACAAGAGAAGGCCGCCCTTAATAATTTTGATGAGATCATGGCAGACATGTTTGAGGAAAAGCCAGACTTCGAAGAGTTTTCTCAGGAGACTTTAGATAGACTTCATGCAGATCTTTTAGTAAGTCAAAGCGCAAAAGACTATCTTAAATCAAGAAGCATTAATGAAGAGTCTATGAACCATTTTGGATTAGGGTATTCTACTTCAATGAATATGGTTATTTCGCCAGTTCATAGCCCAGACGGGAGACCCATTGGATTAGTAGGAAGATCAATTGAAGGCAAGTCGTTTAAGAATAGTACTAACTTGCCTAAAAGCAAAACTTTATTTAATGTACACCGTGCTAAGAAGATTGGTGAGCATGTTATTGTAGTTGAGTCAAACTTCGATGCAATTAGAATACATCAGGCTGGGTTCCCAAATGTGGTAGCAGTGCTTGGCGGAGTACTATCTACAGAGCAGCACAAGATTTTAAATAGATATTTTAATAAGATAACTGTAATGACAGACGCAGATTTGGCTGGCAGAGAGCTAGGCTTGAGCATAGCCAATAGATTAAAGAATAAAGACCTCTTGTGGGCTTCTTACGAATATGGTAAGATATACCCACATGATGCAAAAGATGCTGGTGATATGACTGACGAAGAAATTAAAAGCTGTATTAAAAATGCAGTGTCAGATATAGAATACAGATCTTGGACCCCATAAAAAAACAAACTAAAGATGGATATACACCATCAACTATATGAAATGAGGAAACATGGGAATAGTAAGAGGGTTGAAAGACCTTAATAAAGTAATGGACAAGCCACAGTCTTCAGGTGGAGACGGTACAAAGGCTCGTTGGGTTAAGTTAGAGGATGCAGAAAGTGTTAAAGTTCGCTTTCTTCAAGAACTTGATCCAGACTCACCTACCTACAATGAAAAACTCGGTCTTGGATTTATTGCAGTAGAACACACAAATCCAAAAGACTACCGCCGTAAGGCTCTATGCACAATGGAAGACCAAGGCAAGTGTTACGGTTGCGAACAACACCGCAAAGATTACAAGGCAGGATGGAAGGGTCGTTCACGACTTTACATAAATGTTCTTATTGATGATGGCAAAGAAGATCCTTATGTGGGAATCTTGTCTCAGGGTTCAAGCGGAAAGACAATCACACCAACACTCATCGAGTATGCTGGAGAGATGGGAAGCATTACTAACCTAATGTGGCGCATCAAGCGTACTGGTACAAAGACAGATACAAGTTACACAATTATCCCACTTGCAAAAGATGAAACACCATTTGATGGTTCATCACTTGAGCTTTATCAGCTTGAGGATACAGCAGTGCGTGACATGCCATACACCGAGCAAGAAGCATTTTTTGCTGGTGAAAATAGTAATGGCGAAGAGTCTACTTCTTCAAGTAGCGTAGACTGGTAATAGGTTAAGAGGCGGAGAGTTAAATGAAATTTACACATCTACATGTGCATTCCTACTATTCTTTAATGGATGGACTTAACTCTCCCCTCGAACTTGTTCAAGCAGCAAAAGCGGCGGGACAAACAGCAATAGCAATTACAGATCATGGAACATTATCATCACACCGTGAAATGCAAATTGCGTGTAAAGAAGAAGGCATAAAACCAATCCTTGGAGTAGAAGCATACATATCTCCAACAGACAGATTTGATAAGTCTTCAAAGACAGATAAATCTATTCAAGCATATAACCACATCATCCTATTGGCAAAGAATAAAAAGGGATTAGAGAATATTAATACTCTCCAAGAGCTTGCTTGGAACGAAGGCTTTTACCATAAGCCAAGAATTGACAGAGAGGTTCTAAATGATTATAGCGAAGGTATTATCGTTCTCAGCGGATGTCTTAATGGACTCATTAGTAAGGCTATCGATAAAGGCAACATGGAGGAAGCAGAACTTCTTCTCAAAGGCTTTAAACAAACTTTCGGACAAGATTTTTACGTGGAAGTGCAATCACATAACCCTGTGGAGATCAACTCCGCCCTTTTAGAATTAGCAGACAAGCTCAATATTAAGGCGGTGGCAACAGGTGATGCCCACTTTGCTAAAGAAGAAGATAGAGTATTAGAAGAAGCAATGCTCATATTATCAACATCTCCTAAGATGGATAAAGATGCTGACTTTGAAATGTCTAGACAGATTAAAGATATTAATGAAAGATTAAATTACCTGTATCCAGATCGTAGAATATCATTTCAGGACTACAATTTATTCATTCAATCAAGGGATGAAATTGAGGCTGATTTTAATACGTCTGGAATTACTCGTACAGATATATATGAGAATACAATTGAGATTACAGACAAAATTGAAGAATACGATTTTAACAGGGGTCTAGACCTACTCCCTGTACCTAAGACCGATGCTGACCAGAAACTGGCTGAGATGGCCTTCCAGGGCCTAGAAAGGCTACGTTTAACAGACGGCTGGCTAGGAAATGATGTGTATGAGCAAAGATTAATGGAAGAATTAGAAGTAATTAGAAACAAGTCCTTTGCATCATATTTTTTAGTTGTGGCAGATATGATTAACTGGGCTAAAGAAAATAATATTATGGTTGGTCCTGGCCGTGGTTCCGCAGCTGGATCTTTAGTTTGTTATACATTAGGAATTACTGATGTGGACCCAATAGAGTATGATTTACTGTTCTTCCGTTTTATTAATCCAGAGCGTAATGACTTTCCAGATATTGATACAGACTTTGAAGACCGCCGTCGTAAAGAGGTTAAGGATTATTTAAAGAAGAAGTTTAAGCACGTTGCATCTATTTCTACATACACTTACTTTAAAGATAAGGGTGTAATTAGAGATGCTGCTCGTGTATTTATGGTTCCACTTTCAGATGTTAACCGTGCAATGAAGTCTATTGATACCTTTGAAGACTTTGTTGAGTCGCCAAATACTAAGGAGTTTAGAACCAAATACCCTGAAGTCTTGTGGCTTGCAGATAGACTTCGTGGAAGAATTAGATCTGTTGGAGTACACGCTGCAGGTGTTGTAGTTGCAAAAGATGATTTAAGAAAATATGCTCCTGTTGAATCAAGAGCGGACGCAAGTGATTTAGTATCAGGTAGAATTCCTGTCGTTGCATACGATATGGATACGGTTGCAGATATAGGTCTTATTAAGCTAGATGCACTAGGTCTTAAGACTTTATCTGTGATCTCAGATACACTTGCTTCGATTAAAAAGCGCTCAGGCAAAGATATTAATCTTTCAGAGTTAACCCTTGACGATCCCGATGTTTATAAAGTTCTAAGCGAAGGGTATACAAAGGGAGTATTTCAAGCAGAAGCAACCCCATATACCAATTTGCTAATTAAGATGGGCGTAGATAAGTTTGAAGATCTTGCTGCATCAAATGCATTAGTTCGTCCAGGAGCTATGAATACAGTAGGTGCTTCTTATATCAAGCGTAAACACGGTAATGAAGCAGTCCAGTTTATTCATCCAATTATGAAGCCCTTTACCGAGAATACATACGGTGTTATTATATATCAAGAACAGGTTATGCAGGCATGCGTACACTTGGGCGGTATGACTTGGTCAGAGGCTGATAAGGTCCGCAAGATTATTGGAAAGAAGAAAGATGCAAAAGAGTTCGACCAATTCAAAGATAGGTTTATTGCTGGGGCTTCAAAACACATTTCTAAGAAGCAAGCCGAAACGCTCTGGCATACTTTTGAAGCGCATGCTGGTTATTCTTTTAACCGCTCCCATGCTGTTGCTTACTCTATGCTTAGTTATTATACTGCTTGGCTTAAGTTTTATTATCCACTTGAGTTCATGTTTTCGATTCTTAAAAACGAAAATGACAAGGACAAAAGAACAGAGTATCTGATTGAGGCTAAGAGATTAAAGTTAAGTATTAAGCTTCCACATATCAACGAGTCTGATGTATTCTTTTCTTTAAAGGAAGACTCGATTAGATTTGGTCTCGGAGAAGTAAAATTTATTTCAGATAGTATTGCAAACAAAATTATTGATCAAAGACCATTTGCTTCTTACTCGGAGTTTATTGATAAAGCTTCTAAAAAAGGTAGCGGAATCAATAGCCGTGCTATATCTGCTTTAAATGCAATTGGCGGAGCGGCATTCCCAGATAATCCTAGAAGCGGAAACGAAAAAGATAGTTACTACGAATATCTAGGTATACCTACATTCAACCTAGAGGGAATTCCACCACGTATTAAGTCACAAGCAAGACCGATTGAAGAGTTTGAAGATCTAGGATCATTTGTTATGTTTGGTATGGTTAAATCAATTAAGCGTGGCAATGGCTGGGCACGTATCGAATTAGTAGATGAAACTGGATCTATTGGTCTATTCCATACAGAGCAGACTCAGATAGAGACAGGACAGATGTATTTCATTCTTGTCGGTGATAATAGAATTGCTCGTTATGTAAAGGTTAGCGAGATTGATCCAACAGGGTCTAACTCATTTGTAGACTATCTATATAAGAAGCAGTATGACCTTGACGAAGACGAGTATATTGTAGTAGACTTTACTCCATACGTAACAAAGGCTGGCAAG